TTTGAAGACACTCTTGAAGGAGTTGCGAGCGGAACTACAGTCACACTAGCTAACAATATAACTGATACTGGAAATACTTCTGGTTCTGATACTCAGCTAGATACTGGTTTGTATACTATTGTTAATCCAGCAGGAACTGACACAGTAGGAATAGCCTCTAGAACAAATAATAATACGCTAGTAATAGATTCTTCTAAAACTTGGAATGCTGCTGGTAGCGATGTGAAGCTTTACATATTCCCTGACGCTGGTTTAGGTTTTAATGTTCAGGCTTTGGCTTCTGGAAGCGATGGAACAATACCAGCTGGTACATATGAGTTTGCACAAACATTTATTTATGATGGTGTTCAAGAGTCGTTACCTACAGTAATGACTGGCTTAACAACTGTCTCTGCTAATAACAGGCTCAGTATATCTATTGCAGCATCACATGGATATGATGAAAGAATTACTGGTGGTAGAGTATACTTTAGAGATTCTACCTCAAAGGGAGAGTTTCAATTATTAGTTGATATAGATTTAACGTATGGTTGTAGAACAAATTTAGAGGCAAAGCACGTTGGTTGGTCAACTATATATAGCCAAGCTTCTTTTTTATTCTGTACAGTAGCAATACAAGACCCAAATGCTGATACATATAGCTCACTAAATGGATATAACGCTGATTTATCTAGCATATCAATAGGTAATACTGGAGAAGGGTATAAGACTAGCGTAGTGTCAAATAGAAGAAGATTTGTAGCTAATGTAAAGTCTATCAACGACAAAGGACAAACAGTTGTTCAGTCAGATAGATTAATGTATAGCGAGATAAATAGATTTGATACGTTTCCACCTACAAACTTTATTGATATAGGTGTTAACGATGGAGAAGACTTTGTAAAGATAGAGTCTTATGCTGATAGATTGTTAGCATATAAGAATAGAACATTGTATGTTATTAACGTGGGTGGTGGTTCTGATACTCAATGGTTCTTAGAATCAGAGCATAAAAATATGGGAGTAGACTTCCATGCAGCAGTCGTAAAAACAGACTTTGGAGTTGCCTGGGTAAATAAGAATGGTTTATTCTTTTATGATGGTTCACAAATAAGGAACTTGCAAAGCAAGGTACTAGAGTCAGAGTGGACAAGTTTTGTAAACGATGATACTATTATTGGATATGAACCAACTCATAAACATTTAGTTATAGTTAGGGATGCTGCTGCTTCTGGTGGTACAAGTGGTGATGCTTATGTTTATAGTTTTATTACAAACAGCTTTACTTTTGTAGAAGATATGGTTGATAACGCTGTAAAAACTAATATTATTACAGACCTACATAACAATATGACTTTAGGTGTAGGAACAGATGAGTTAGAATCTTATGATGGAGAGCCAGATTCTGGAGCTACGTTTGACATAAAGTTAAAAGACGATGACTTTGGTTTGCCTAATATAGTTAAAAAGATTTACGGTGTAACTGTAGAATATGCTAGTGGAGCATCTAATAGTAATGGTGTTAAATATTTTTACACAAATGATAGTGGTACAAAACAAGGAACTGCTAATGCTGGGACTTTAGCTAGTACAAGCAATGACTTAGATGTAAATAGAATTACATTTGGTTCTCCATTATTAGCTTCTTCTTTTCAGGTTCAGATAGATTTAGATGGAAGTAGTGTTCAAAAAGTAAATAGTGTTGGTGTAGAGTATAGACCATTATATAAGAGAATTACATAATGCCTATTGATAGAGAAAAAAGATTTTTATATAACTCTAAGGGAGTTAAAACAAAGTTAGAGCAAGGATATCCATCAAACGATTCTGGTAATGATGGAGAAGAAAGAATAGTGAAAACACCAGATGGTAAGCTTAGGCTTTATAGAAAAGAAATTGGTGCATGGCACTACTTAGAATTTACAAGGAGTTAGTATGACTTTAGCAGAATTATTAGCAATGGTAAGAGGAACTATGGGGGCTGGTTTTGCACAAACAGGAAGAGCCTTAACCTCAGCTGCTCAGAAAGATAGAAGAACAATTCAAAGAGGTTTGACAGGATTAAAAGACGCTTATAGAGGTGCTGGAGAACAGTTTGAAGACATAAAAAAAGACTCTTCACTTGGAAGACTTATAGGAAAAGGAGTTGGATTTTTAGTTGGAGGAGCTCCTTTGGCTAGTATTCTTGGAACTGTTGGAAGCGAAGTTGGCAGAGCTGGTAGAAAGGTTAAGTCAATACCAACAGAGTTAGCGGATACTACTTTTTTTCAAGGTGGTAGGGAAAAATTTGATGCATCAAAAGCAGATTTAAATAGATTTATAAGTAGAGCTAACGCAAGTTTCTCAGACAGTCTTATTTCGAATGCAATATCAGATTTTATAACATCTTCTCAACTAGAAAGGGCTGGTATAACACCAGAAAAACTTCGTTCTATACCAGGATTTGCTAGGAGCACAGATGCTGAGGGCAATGTTCTTGGATTAAGAAGAGGGGTTCAATCTGCTTTTACAGGCTCTAGTGCTGAAGACTTAATTGCTTCACTAACTGGAGGTAGGGCTCAACAACCTGAAATTTCTTTGCGAGATTTTTTACCAGCAGGTAGGATGATGGCTGCCCCACCTAACATCGCTCCCCTTGGAGAAGATGAAGCGTTAAGAAGACTTATGATGTATGAAGGGTTTAGATAATGAATTTTCAAGAATTATTAGATAGAGTAGGCTTTGGTCAGTATGCAGATTATTTTGACAGCGCTCCTAAAGTTGCAGAAGCCTTTGGATTTACTGGAGACAGAGCTCAACAGTTTGGAAAATTTTTTCAACCATTTGACCGAGATAGAGCGTTAGAAGCTTTTCAAGAAATAGGTAGTAGGGTAGGAACGAGAACATCTAACCTAATGTCTGATGTTAGTTCTGGTCTTGGTGGTGCAATATCTGACATACTAGGTACAGGAGCTCAAACAGGATTTACTAGGTCTGGAGCTACGCAAAGGCTAGTTTCTGGAGCAAGGGGAACAGCTGAAGATGCACTGTCTAGAGGTCGGTATCAAATAGACCAGCAAAGGGGTCAGGAAATGGCTGGATTAACTGGTTTATTCCAAAATTATTTAACAGGAACGTTTGGAAGAGCAGAGAGAATAGATGCATTAGACCCAACGCAACCAGTTTCTGGCTCTACACCACCTCTTTTAGACATTAAAATTCCTGGAACTATTGACCAACCTGGAGATGAGCCAGTTCAATTCAGAAGAGCTAGAAGTATGCTTTTTAATTATTTTTCTGCTACAAATAGTTTTCCATCACAAGAAGAATATGATAGATTAATACAGGGATTGGGAAGTCGTTTGCTGGAAGATGGCTCTATGACTGCAGAAAGATATCTAGAAGAAACAGGAGGCTAGTAAATGGCAAATGGATTTGATTATAAATCACCTATAGATACATTGTTAAGTGTTACTCTACCTAGGTTTTTAGACAGCGAGCTCAATAGGCAAGAGAGGTCTCGTCAGTTTGACGAGAGATTAGCTTTCAATGAACAGCAAGCTTTGATTAATCAACAGCAAGCTGAAAAAAGTTTTAATTTAAGAAAAGACCAATTTGAGTTTCAACAAGGATTGCAGCAAACAAAAGAAGATGAAGAGTTTGACGAACAGTTAATGTCTACATTAGAAAATGTCAGAAGCTACCCAGACTATGAAAAACAAGCTAAAGCAATTAAAGATAGATTGAAGACAGATAAATTTAGAACTATTTTAGATAGAGGTCTTATAACTGCTCAATCAAATAGTCAATTTACAAAAAGAGAAATAGATAGTTTGGCTAATATTCTTGGTGATGATTTTAGAGACTATGCTGAAAACAGGCTTTCTGGTAGAGTCAATGTTAGCGATGCAGATTTTTCAAGAGTAGCTCAAAACTATATTAGCACTAAAGCGACTATAAGAGCTGAAGATAGCGCTAGATTCAGTCAGCTTTACAAAACAGCAAATCAAGCAGCTGAAGATTTAAAATCTATAATTGATTTTAAAGACGCTAAACAAATTTCAGACCCAGCTACACAAAAATACCTTACAGAAAGGTTTCCAGTTCTTTTGGGATTGAGCGATGATGAGCTTGACAAAAGATTAAAGAGCACTAGCACACTACTAAGTGAGAGTAGACAAGAGCTATATAATTTTGTAAAGAAATCAAACCTACCTACTAACGAAGCATTTAACCCAGATTTAGCCAAAAGCACTGCAGGTAGCAGTATAGGAATAGAAACCTTTCAAAGTATAATGGGTTCAACGCCCAAATATGAAATTCCAAATTATAACAGCGTTGACACTAAAAACTTAGAAGGAGGCTCTACGGTTAGGATTGGAGACACTACATCTGGATATGTTGGAGTGATTAATGACGATGGAAATATAACATTAACAGTAGATAATGCAGATGCTGAGATTATTCAAAAAGCATTAGCTGAAGATACTGGTGCAGATATATATGTAGACGGGAATCAAGCAACAGATGTAAGAGATTTAAGCACAGCTCCTGCAGAGTCTGTAGAAACTAAAGGCGACGATGAAGACGCAGAGAGAAGATTGGCTAATAAATATCAGACTGATGAAGAAGCTGTTCAAAAAACATTGTTAGGATTTTTAACTGGAGGAGCTGTAAATCAATCTTCAGACATACCTACAATATCAGAAGGGGTTAAGGCTGCTAAAGATGTTTCTGAGTCTATTGTTTCTGGAGGAACAAGAGAACAAACTCAAGCAGTTAGAAACGCTAGATATGGCATAAACAATGCTGTTAATGTTTTGTTAGCTGGAAAAAGAAAAGGTTTGCCAGAAGAAGAGGTAAGTCAGGCTAACGAAGAAATAAAATCTTTGATAACAGAAGCTGCTAAAACTGCTGAAAATTCAAATAATCCAGCAGTAAGAAGAAATTTAATATCATTAATTAACAACACACATTCAAGGGTTAATAAAGCAATAGCTAGAATGCAAAAAACAGATGATGATATCAGCTTTTTTTATGATGATACAGTAGCGTTAATAAACGCAATGAAAGCAAAAGTATCTGGCAATTAACAAGAGGGAGTTAATGAACGGACAAAATAAAATAACACTTACGCCTGAACAGGCTGACAGATTAAATCAATATTTCATAAATAGAAATGATTCTTTAAACCTATATGGAGGTAT